ACTTGAAACTACAGGAAACCATGGTATAGCGTTGCCTAGTGTTGTTGGCGTAGTAAATGCAGTATTATTAAGTTCTGGACCACTACTTGGAAACAGTGTTACATTGCCATTATTAACTAAAACCTGATAACCAGTAGGCGTAAAATACTGACGGCTTCCAAGTTGATTAGCTTGTTGTTCAATAGATTGGATAGGATTGCCCATAGCATCATATGTATTGACTGCAACACTTTGAACAATACCAAGTCGCAGCAATTTTGCTGGTGTGGTAATCCAAATTGGAACTTCAAAAGTAAATGTTCCTACATCAATTGGATCATCGCTGCCAACAGGAATATTTCTAGTTGTCCAGTTGGTGTTAGTAAGCAATATATAACTTAAACTTGTCCAATCGTAATAATTATCGCTATTTTGTATTTCCATATCTGGATTAAATTGAGCAGCTATTTGTTCCCATAACTGCATTTTTTGATCAAAATTGCTTGTCCAAATCTCCATTACGATTGTAAGTTTATATGGTGCTGGCATTAATCTTTGTAATTGAAAATTTTGACCTTGTTGAGTAGATAAATTTCCTGTAAGAGGATCAATTGCTCTTGGACGAACGCTGCGATTATCTACAAACTTTGGTTCTTGAACACGATTTCTATCATAATCAACAGCAGTAATATAGCAAACCATTTGAGGAACACTGTTAATTCCATTATCACTATTTTGTTTCAGAATAGCAGAAGCTTGACGATTAGTATCAGCATAGCGACATGGAACACGATAAAGAACTTGATTACCATTTGTGTCTTGACCAAATTCAACATATGTATCACTAAAAATGCGTATAAATTGATTTAAAAATCTACGAATTTGTTTATCATAGAAAAATTGTGCCATTTGATTATCCTAACGCATCTGGTTTGAGTGCTAATAAACTACTTAGTGGTTGTAAACTAGGCACAACAGCACCATTTGGTAATTTTACCGTAGCTGTATTGTTGATAAATGTTCCAAGTTGTGTATTATTTTCGATACCAGTAATATTTGCACGTTGAACATCTTGTAGTGCTACCCATCTAGTTCCATCATAACGAAATAATCTATTTGGTACATAATCAGTACGCAATACATATTCACCTTGCGTAGGATTAAGTGGAAATGCAACTCCTTGAGTTACAGGTAAACCATTTGGTGGCGCAGCACTGCCTGTTAAATAACCTGGTATGGCAATAATAGGTGTCACACCATCGGCTGTAGGCAATATAAAGAGATTATTAGTATTATAACCACTAGTTGGCACATCACTTTGTGCTTGTGCAATAACTGCATCATTGATGCCAATATTTTGGTTATAGTTGCTTAACAAATCACGAATAGTAGATGTTGTATTGTTTGTAGCTGGTTCGTTTAGTATATCACGATATTCTTGCGCATCTACCATTGGAGCAACTTTGCAACGCCAAATATGCGACCACCACGTTTGTGCAAAACCTTCACTTCCACGAGTTGCTTCTTGTACAACATAAAATTTCTTTAACGCTGCTGGCAAAGTTTCATCAAGTGGAAAATAGTCACGAAGATGCGGCATTTCAAATACATCACCCGGCATGATTTTTCTGCCTAGACGACTTACCATATCATTATTGTGAAAGGTAATATACAAGGTATCATTATTAACCATAAGACCAAACTGACTTAAGTTAAAATCATTGTCTTGAACACTATAGTGCCCACGTAGTTCATAGATATCTTTGTCATATTTGCGGTCACGGTTTTCCATGAATAGCAAATCTTGCAAATTTTTTTCAGTAGAATTTAAATAATTTGGCTCAGTTAAATCTGTAGATTGCCCATTTGTAACAGGACCAAGATATTTGTGTACATTAATACCTACACCACCAACCGTATATAATTCACGAATACGGTTATCTTGCCATTTGTAATCGTTGGTGTGATTTTCTCTATATAAACTTAATCTTGGCATTGCAAATCCTATAATATATTTATTGTAGGCATTTGTTATAATAAATACTATTGAAAAATTAAAAACAGGTTAAAATATGACTGATCAAGAAAGTTGGGGCGAAAGCCGTTGGGAATTTACAAAAAATCGCAGCCGATGGCACTTTGATACAAAAAAACCGCCAGAAACTGGTGTAGATAGCTATACACATGTTTGCAGATTTGAAGGTAATTTCAGTGATGCAATTGCAGAAATTTTACCACTAACTACGCCTAGAAACTGGTCTACTCGTAAAAACCAAATTAACACTGACAAGAAAGAACAGATATATTCTGCCAAACAAGAAGAATTTGATTTAATTAAAGCAGGTGCTGATCCCAAAAAAGAAATATTTCACCGTGCACCAGCAAACGATATTCCTATTTTTTCTAAGATAGGTGATTGGTTAGGAATGGATAAAACTATTATAAATTTTCATAACCAAACTACTGGTCAGTTAATGCATACGCATATTGATGTTTTTTCTAATCGACCAGAACGTAATAATAGTTTTGAAGTATCTGATATGGATTTGCACCCAGAAACCATGAGAACATTTATAGTTATGTTAGCGGATTGGCAACTTGGTCAAATTTTTCAAATAGGAAATGCTAACTTTACTCAGTGGCGAGCAGGTGATTGTATTACATGGGAATGGTTTGATATGCCACACAGCACTGCTAATATGGGTTGGTGGGATCGCCCTATGTTGCAAATAACAGGTTATGTAACGGATAAAACACGTGATGTAATGGGTGGCGCAGGTAAAAATTTACTTGTAGTATTATAATTTTTACATTTTACTTGCACCAAAACGTAGCATAAAGATATTAACATCTTCGCTACTACTAAAAAGCAGCGACCAATATGGATCGCCGCTGTTAAATCTAAAATTTAATGAATAATCATTGGAAAAACATTCATCGCACCAGTTTTTTAATGGTTGTTGTATTGTTTCTTTTAAAAAATCAGTACCTAATGGGGGAAAATGTGGTAACCCTATATTGGGATAAACTCTAACCAAATATTTGTTGGGTGCAAGTGAAGTAACGGAACCCACTTCAATGTCATCTATTGTTGGATTCATTTATGAACTTTGCGTATTTCATTGATACGCTGTGTCATGTAATCCATTATAATTTGTCTCATGTTTTCTGGCATATCATATGTTTTGGTGTTTAACTCATTTGTGATGATGTAAGTAAATGCAAACTCAATCATCTTTGCAATTGAATAATTCATATGATATTTATTACGATTTTATGACTATAGAAAAAATGGAGCGGAGTAGGAGAATCGAACTCCTCGCATCAGATTGGAAATCTGAGGTATTGCCACTATACGAACTCCGCTTATCTTTTATTATCAGGAGTGTTTGTCACCCAATTTGCAATTCCTGATTTATTTACACCCCATGAAGTCCCCATAGAATGTCTCATATCTGTTTTTTCAGAAACCTTCCAAAATGTTTTTCCATACTCATTGCTTGATAATTCTGTCTTGGGAATTGGAATATTATTTTCCAACATATAAATTTCTTGTTGTATTCTTTCATTGCGTCGTTGCCAAGTAAATTCATTTACTTTTCTTGGTTTGCATTCTTTTAATTGATTTTTCAGTATAGTAAGTTTATCTTGTTTTTTCATATCATTTTATATAATCATGTATATTTACTTCGGCAAATAACCACTTGCAAAGAAGTGCAAACCAAAATAATTTTAGAACAAAGTCAAACACTCGTTCAAATAGCTTAAACTTCTTATACATCTTCTCTACTTTCTTTATGTTGGCGGGCAGGGTGAGATTCGAACTCACGGAAGAGTTTCCCCTTCGCTAGTTTTCAAGACTAGAGCCATCAACCACTCGGCCACCTACCCAATAATGGTGCTGCTTGTCGGATTCGAACTGACGACCTACGCATTACTAGTGCGTTGCTCTACCAACTGAGCTAAAGCAGCATTTGGTGCGCTAGGAGGGACTTGAACCCCCACGATCTCTCGCTAGAACCTAAACCTAGTGCGTCTGCCAATTCCGCCACTAGCGCATTATTTTATTAATTTACCATAAATAGTTATGCATGTCAAGTATAATGTTATCTTTTAAAGGATATTTCTATGGTAATGGACCCAAAGAGTGCCGCTAAACTAGGTGAAGCCTATGGCAAGGGCGTTACAGATGCTGTATTTGGCATTGTAGATGTTGTTAAAAATGCACCTGCACAGAAAGCAGCAAACAATCAACGTGTTATTAATCAAAACAAAATTACTGAAATTAATAATCAAATTACTCGTAGTAATAATGCTCTACGTGTTCAGGCAATGCAAGAAATTGCAGCAGAACAAGAAGCAATGGCAATGGCTCGAATGACGCCAGCACAACGAGCAGCATACAAGCAAAGCAAAATTGATGCTGCAAATGCTGCTAAGAAAGCAGAGCGTCGTCGTCGTGAAGCGCATGATGAAATGGTTCAGTATTTTTGGGCTGCAGTGATATTATTTGTATTATTGCCACTTGTTGTGTGGCTTGGTTTGTTAATTTGGGGTATTGCTGACCCTATGGCATATTACTCAATGAAGAATTGGGTTCCATTATTAAAGGTATTAGTAGGAAGATAACATGAAATATTTCAATTACGTTCTTTATTCATTTATTTTAGCCCATACTTTCTTGGGATGCACAATCATAGCACAAACATTAGCAAAGTTTTAACATGGACCTTAAACAAATTCAAGGATTATTAGACATGGTTATGAAAGATAAAAATGGTAAAATTTTAAGCCGCAGTGAAGGCGAAGCAGTTCTAAAAGGACTTGCTTCTATCACTATTACAATTTTTGCTGCACTGTTAGCAATCACATCTTGGCTTGGCGGTCAAGTTAGTGGCAAAATCATGGCTGATAATATTGAACTTGGTGATACTTGGGGTTTTTATCAAGCCAAGAGCATCAAGCAAAACATGTATCAACTTAACCTTGATGATTTGAAAGTTCAAATTGCTGATCCAGCAACCGACAAAAGTTTGATACCAACCTTAAAAGCACGTGTTGACAATTACCAAAAGTATATTGATGTATTAGAAAGCGATCCAAAAGGTGAAGGTAAAAAAGAAATTATGGCAAAAGGTCGTGCGCTTGAAGCAGACCGTGATAGTGCCAAGAAGCGTAGCCCATTCTTTGGTATGGCTGGCACAATCATTCAGATTGCTATTATCTTTTCAACCACTGCTATTCTTGCCGTCAGCATGGCTCTATGGTATAGCAGCATTGCTGTTGGTATCATTGGCTTGATTGTGTTGGCAGACGGTATCTGGTATTTCTTTCCACTACCGTTTTAAGAATTGGCTCCCGAAACTTGATTCGAACAAGTAACCCCAGTGTTAACAGCACTGTGCTCTGCCAGTTGAGCTATTCGGGAATAACCTTATATTCTTACTATACTTATATTTGACAAATTTGTCAAGCATTATTTTTGGAGCACTCGAAGGGATTCGAACCCCCATGTATCCAATTAGCTTTCTCCTGATTCGAAGTCAGGCGGCATACGAGTGCATTATATTGGAGGATCGGATGGGACTCGAACCCATGATGTTGGTATACTAGGTTAAAAGCCTAGGCCGTTCGCCACTACGGTAACCGATCCAAAATTTCAAAGTCAGTGTGCAGCCCCCATCTATCGCCCACACCGTGACACATCCCATCGCCATTGCGGATTGTTTACTGTGCCTTACCGTCTTTTATATTGGTCGGAGTAGTAGGATTTGAACCTACGACCCTCTGGTCCCAAACCAGATGCGCTACCAAGCTGCGCTACACTCCGATAAACTTTTTGCCTGCCGTATGGGGGTCGAACCCATCTCTCAACCGACTCCGCAGTTGTGTCCTATCCCATAGACGAACGACCAATAGGTTTGCAACCCTACTGTTGGCAAATGGTTGGCATTTGTTGCGTTAGATGATTGCTCATCTGCTCTCCTACCATCTCCGTAGGTGCTTCACAAGCAGTGCCATACTGCTACAATCTTGGAAGCGGCGGGGTGAATTGCACACCCTATCTCCAACTTATGAGGATGGTGAGATTTCTGGTTCTCTACAGCCGCAATAAAATTTTGGTGGGACGGGTTGGATTCGAACCAACTCCGTTTCTATGTAACGGGTTTACAGCCCGCCGCCCATCCGCCGTCTGAGCAGCCGTCCCAATATTGTTATAATAGCATGTTGTGATAATTTGTCAAGAAGAAAATTTGGAGCGGATAACCAGAATCGAACTGGTGAATTCTCCTTGGCAAGGAGACAGGTTACCTCTACATCATATCCGCATTATTTGTATATATCATTGGTTGGCAGACCGTGTAGGATTTGAACCTACGTTGACGGAGATTAAGAGTCTCCCGCTAAAACCAACTCAGCTAACGGTCCATGTAATTGGTACCTCGTGGCGGAATTGAACCACCGTAATCGGTTCCACAAACCGATGTTCTGCCATTGAACTAACGAGGCATATTGGTGCTGCTGACTGTACTCGAAACAGTTTAAACCACCTTATGAGAGTGGTGCGATATCCGCTACCGCCCCAGCAGCATTATTTGGTTGGCACAGTTGGATTTGAACCAACGACTTATCGCTTATCAAGCGATTACTCTACCACTGAGTTATGCGCCACTAATTTGGTGCTCCCAACGGGAGTTGAACCCGTCTCTGCAGATTGAAAGTCTGTTATCCTTCCGATAGACGATGGGAGCATTATAATTGAGCGGGGGTAGGGAATCGAACCCTATGGTTGTTAGTTAAAGCACCCATGCAAACCCCAGCATTAAATTGTTGATAATTTTTTTAATTCTCTGGTTTTTGCCAGAGATTCTCTTATTTTTTGTTTAGTTTCTTCACTTCTTGGTTTACCAAATTGAGAATTTTTTTCACCTTTTTGGTGTTCTTTTTCTCGATATGTTTTAATGCGTTTTGCATTAGATTCTGGTGAGTGTGCTTTTTCTAAAGCTAATTTGTCAATTTCCCCACGAGAACCAAAATATGTTTTTTTAAATAATCCATTTTCATGTCTTTCTTTAAGAAGAGAAGATACATGTGGTAATTGTCTGCCAGATAGAGACTTTGATACCTTTTCATATATTGCTTCTTTATCTTTGTGATTATTATTTAATCCTGTACGATTAATATATCCAAATCCACCTTTCCCGCCATCACAGAGATTATAACTCATTTCATCTAAAACAACGAGTTCTTTTTCTTTATTTTTCATATCTTTTTCGTTATCGAATATATGTAATATTTCTTTTTTAAAATTTTCAATTCCATATTTTTGTATGGCTCTTTTAATAAGTTTACCAGAACCCATATAATTGTCATTTATATTTTCAGTTTGATGCATACCAATATAATATTTGT